GACTAAAGTAGTTACAGCATCTTCAGACGGTAATTCTAGAATATGGGATGCAACTAATGGTTCTTTAATAAAAAATTTAATTGGGCATACTGGTGCTGTATATACTGGTACATTTAGCCCAGATAGTACTAAAGTAGTGACAGCATCATTTGATAATACTGCTAAAATATGGGATTATAGTAAAACTGAATGTGTTATTAATAGAGCTACAAAAGATGGTAGTGTTGGTAAAGATAATGGATTAGGTACTTATTTTGAATTATGTTATCAATATAAAGTTAATGGTGTAGATACGTGGTCATCAACACAATGTAGTACTACTAAAGGTCCAAAAGGTGGTAATGGTAGGGAAGAACCAGATAGAACTAATTTTGGTTTAAATGCTAGTGGTACTACTAAAGATTTTAAAGGTGCTAGAATTGGTGATAAAAGATACGCATTAGGATGGAGAGACCCAGAATACGCTAAAGATTTAAAAAATTATTTAGCAACCAAATGTCAATCATGTAAAATAGAAGTTCTTGGGTATGCTAGTGATGTTGGTACTAACGCTAAAGATAGAAATAGTACGTTATCAACACTTAGGGCTGAAAATATGGTTAATTGGTTAAAGACAAATATATTAACTGATTCACCATTTAAAGATAGAGTTAATATAAACTCAGGTGGTAAAAGTTCAAGACCTGGTTGTAATGCAGTAGTTTTAGCAACATATGGTACAAGAACAAAATATGATGACTTAAGAAATAAGAGTTATGAATATTCAGTTAATGATAATATTGGTTGTAAAGAAGATAGATACGTAACTGTTAAATTTATTCCAGACCCAGCTTTAGAGAAAAAAGAAGAACCACCAAAAGAACCAGAAAAAGTACCAGAGCCACCAAAGACTCCAAGTTTACCTATATCTAGATTTTATAGTGAATGTGATTATTTCGAAAAATTATCTTTAACTGACCCAATAACTTATAATAGTATAAAACAAAAGATAAAATATTTCCAACCAGCATTTCACTCAACAACACCAGAAGGGTTTAATTCTAGATTAACATTTTTACAACAATGTATGAGACAGGGACCAACTTTAGGTGCTGGTGTAACTAACAATCCAAATAACTTAGCATTTGGTAGACCACCAGTTTGTATATTAAGGATTGGTGATTTTTATCATACAAAGATTATTATTGAAAATTTAAATTTTACATTTGAACCACTTGTTTGGGATTTAAATCCAGAAGGTGTTGGTGTTCAACCTATGATTTGTAATGTTGATATGTCATTTTCATTTATTGGTGGTTCAAGTCTTAGAGGACCAATTAATAGATTACAAAATGCTGTATCATTTAATTATTATGCTAATACTGAAATATATGACCCTAGAGCTGATACAATTAAAATTACTAAAGGTAGTTCAAGTGGTGTAACAGTTGATGGTATTAAAACAATAGCTGCTGATTATAATTTATCACCAGAAGCTCAAAAAATTGCTGGTTTAACATCACAAGTTGAACCAAACCTTAATCAAATTAATCAAAATAATAACGCAAATGCTGGGTCTCAACCATTAAATGATGGTACAAGTGGTTCAACTAGTGGTAGTACAGGTGAGTATGCTGGGGATGATGCAGTATTCCAAGATGCATTAGTATTTAAAAACTTTATGTTTAAAGTTGGGTATAGTGGTACTAAACTAATTGGTGATTTTAAAATAGCAGCAGCAACCAAATTGACTAAAGAATATGATGCTAGAGTAAGTTTAATAACGACATCTGGTACTATAGATATCGCTACATTTAAAATAGGTACATCAAATTATGGTAATTATTTAAGTGTAAAAGACGGTTGGAGAGATATATTAATGACTGAATCACAAAAGGATTTATCACCATCACCTTCAAATGTAAAAAAATCAATAGTGGTGTTTCAAGTTGAAATTTTAGATTTTAAATATAAGTTTTATGATGATAGAGCTATAGCTCAATTTGAATGTCCAGAAGAAGATATATTATTAGGTGATATTGTTGGTACAAATGATTGGAAATATATTTTAGAAGACCCATGTTGCTCATGTTGGCCAAATGGTACGGGTACTAAAAATATCACAATTAATGGTATAAAATGTCCAACTAGTGGTTGCACATCTTAAAAAATAAAAAATTATGGCACAGTATTTTGACAGATATGAAAAATTTAGATTTAATGGTGGTGTATTAGCAATGCCATACATTAACATACCAGTTGCTCAAACAGATAAAAGTGTTGTTTATAAATTAACAAGAACTAGACTTGACAAATTGAGCCAAACTTATTATAATAATCCATATCATGGTTTTTTAATTATGTTAGCAAATCCACAATTTGGAGGTTTGGAATTTGATATAAAAGATGGTGAGATAATAAGAATACCTTATCCTTTTGAATCTGCATTGGAAAGATATATAGAACAAGTTAATAATTATAAAAAACTTTATGAATAATTCATCTAATAATGTTGGGGCAAATCAAGTAAATAGAATTATTTGGTTAGACCCAAACATGGCAAATAATGTAATGGTAAATCCAGAAGATTTATCAATTAAAGTACAATTTACCGCAACTAGAAAAAATAGAAGTATTATTTATTCTGGTAAAGAAACTATATCAAATGCTGGTAATTCAGGTGGTGTTACATTTATTGAAGGTAGTTATGTTAATCAAGAATCAAAACAACCTTCATTAACAACTAGATATACTGATGCTATCGCATTAGAAGTGATGAATATAACAGAAGATAAAGTTGATGATTTTGAAAGTTTAGGTATTGAAAGTATTGATATAGAATTTAATACATCATTTGCACCTATGATTAAAATAAAATTCATAGATGTAAGAGGTAATGCAATTTTATCACAAGGTAATATGTCAAAATATAGAATGTTTTTTGATTTACCTTATCCGTTATTTAGTCTTAAAGTTAAAGGTTTTTATGGTAAAACAGTTAACTATTGTTTACACATGCAAAGATGGAATGCTGCTTTTAATTCTGAAACTGGTAATTTTGAAATACAAGCTGAATTTATTGGTTACACTTATGCTTTATTAACTGATATGTTAATGGGTTTAATTAGAGCATCAGTTAGAACAAAAAAAGGGCAAGACAAACTAGCAGACAAGAAAAAACAGTACGGGGATAATGCAAATTTAGTAATTAGCATTGATGATATGTTAGGTAAACTAAATGATTTAAGTTTTAGTTTTAAAAAAATAAGTGAAGAAGATGATTCTGTAAAACAGATTAATGCATATGAAAAAATTGAAGGTGACTTAAATAATATAAAGGGGGCTTTAGATACATTGTCAACATCAATGTATGATGGTCAAAATCCACCAAATAATTATTTTAGGTCTGAAAATGGTGGAGTTTTAGGTTTACCAATTGATGATGCAACAACTAAAAAAGTTGAAGATGCTATTAAAGTTTATAAAGAAACTGTAACACCATTAATAACTAATGTTAATTCAAATATTACAGATACTTCATTAAAATTAAATGAAGAAATATTAAATGGTAAAAATGCGGTAATAAAGATTACTGAAATTAATTATTTAGATTTAGTTAATGAAGAAGCTGAAGTTGCAGTACCGATAGCTATTAAAAAATCTGGTGGTGCTTATGAAAATAATGATAATGATAAAGATAGGGTTAGATTAGTAATAAAACAAGCTAGAGATTCAATTAAAACACCACTACCTAATGATACTAAAATAAATATATATACTTTACTTAGACCATTATATCACATAGATGAAAAAATGGCAGCTTTAAAAAGTAATTCAAATACCACCAAAGAACAAATTGGTGAAAAATTAGCAAAAGAAGCAGAAGCAACGATTGGATTTGAACCAACAATTAGAAATATATTTAGAGTATTATGTATTAGTTGTGAAATATTTTTGGAAGTTTTAAGAGATGTATCTGTTGAAGCTGAAACAGATTCTGATAAAAAAAGAGGTGAAGAATTTAATAAAATATCTGGTAAAATTAATGTTAATGGTAAAGAGATTGCAAATAAACATATTTACCCATGGCCAGAATATAGACAGAAAAAAGGAAATGAAGGTTATCTTGAAACTTGGTTAGGTTCTGCACCTGGAATTATACCAAACAATATTGAAGAAGTTGTTTTTGTTGAAGAAATGTTAAAATGTTTAACGGATGTTGCCAGATTTGACAATGAATTAGAAGAACAACAAGCACAAGAAGAACAAGGGGGTGATATTGATTCAACACCAGAGCAAATTAAAGACCCATGGTTTCCAATATCGGTTATTGATACACCACCATCAGGTGTTAATGAAAATCCATATAATTCATTATTTACAAGTGAATCGACAGCTAATGTTGATGAAGCAATAAGATTACTATTAATGAGGGGTTTTTTATTATTAGGTGTTTCAAATTATAATTCTAAGATTGATGCTAATTTAGTTGCTTATTATGGTGAATTGGAAGCTTATAATTTATATGAAGCTGCCAAAAAAACTGATAATGGTTTAAATATTATTAAACAATTACAAAATATAGGTGGAAAAACAGAACCAAAAGAACAAGTTAATTATATAAAAAACACTAATGGATTAAAAGGTACGACCACAATTAAAAACCCTGGTGTTGATGATGATAAAGAAAAACCCATATTTAAAATACTTAACGATGAAAAAATTGAATATACATATATCAGTGATGGTAAAGGTAGGTCTTATATTCCAATTAATAATAATTTTGATGGGGTAATATTTTATGATGGAAAATCATTAAAAAGTGAAAGTAAGTTAAAAAATTCAGCATCTGGTACAATATATGTAAGTAACCATAGGAATTTATCAGGTTCATTAGAATCATTTAAATCATTAGATGACGGGTCACACTTATTTAAAATAATTGACGCTAATGATTATAATAGTAAATTAATGGCACCAAGTTATGGTTCTGATACAATTGAAAAATATAAAAAAGATTATGCTGAAAAAACAATAGAAATATCAAGTTTTGAATCAGCATATATAAAAAATTTAGATAAATACAATAAACATTTAGATAGATTAAACACATTGGGTGGTAAATATGCTACTTTAGAAATTAATACTTTAGATACTAATGGTTTAGCTATAGATACTAATCATGATGGTCTAGTAGGTGAAGGACAACCAAAAAACACAATAGTTAGTAGTATAAGTTCATTTTATAGTCAAAATACGATAACTTTTGATATTCGTTGTGGTTCTTATTTAACATACAGGAATGATACAGTAGATTATTATAAAAATCGAATGCCAACAGAAAAAAATAAAACCTACACAATTCAACCATATGATAAAAAGATAGGTAAAGACCAATCTCTTAAAAATGAAAAACGAGGTCATTTTAAATCATTTGGTAAACAAAAAGAATTAATTGAAAAATTTTTAATTGGTGAATCTAAACCATATGTGCCATTTATTGAATTTGGTTATAATAAATCCAATACTTTTAGTTTGTTCGGTAGTAGATTTTATAATTATCAAACAAAAACAGAAAGTAAAGCTCTATTATTTTTACACACTTTCCCATGGCAAGGAGTGTTAACACCTGAATATTGTTCACAATATTCCATGTTTGATACTATATCAGAATCTGAAAATGTTGATAATTTAATAGAAAGTGAGGACACGCCAACTAGAATAGTCAGTATAAAATCAATGTTTAAATTAAATGGTGCATTTGTCCAAGTACCAAAAGCTTGGGTATTAATGATAGGTGGGATATTATGGAGAAGGAGATATGCATTAACAGATAATAATGGTGACCCAATAGATTGGGAAGATAGGAATGGTAAAACTTTAATACCTGATTATAAAGGTAGACCACCATCAATAAAGGAATATTTACATTTTGTTGAACAGGGTGATTTGACAAATTATCCATGGGGTATGTATTTTAATAATAATCCAGGTAAAACTGGTAAGCAATACAATGCATATACACCGATAGATAATACAATACTTGGTTTACCTAGAATAGTTAAAAATGAATTAATATCTTATTTTGAAAATTGGGTTAATGATGAAGTTAATGGATTCAAATATTTTCAAAAAGAATTAGAAATATGGTATGGTAAAGATAGTAACAAATCAAGTGATGAAAAATCTATTTTAAAATATCAAAATAAATGGGATTTAATCAATTTAGCAGTTGAAAAACCTGGGGATATGAATACTTCAAAGATAACTCAGTATTTAAATGATAATCCAAATATTTTGAAAAATTATAATATGGTTACAACAACAAATGATGTTCCTCTTGACTCACCAAACATATATCAGTTTAATCTTGAATTAAGACCAGATACTGAAATCATGAATAATATTGTTGGGTTATTAACAAGTGGTGTTTATATACAAAATTGTGTACCTTCAAGTTTTATACCATTACCACCTGGTGCATCTAACCCACAGTTAACCAATACAGTAATAATACAACCTGTTACTGGGACTATACAACCTTTTTCTGGGACTATCCAACCTCTTAGTTCTAACAATAGTAATGGTAGTAATGATAATAAAATAAGTCAGTACAATCCAATAACCGCAAGTAGAAATTTATTTTTTAATTATTTTTTAACTAGGTTTTTTACTAAAATAAATGAAACAAAACCAAATGAAGAAAAAAGTGAAGAAGACCAATTACAACAAGAGATTTTTGGTACAACCGATGATAAAACTATTAAATTAATCATATATCGAACGTTATCATCAATTAATGATAAATGGATAAATGGGACAGAAAATAATGAGTTATTTGCACAATGTCCTGGTTCAAACATAAATAAAAAAGATGTTGAGTTAGCAAACAAATATAGAAGTGGTGCAACAAAAGCTGAATTAATTGATACGTTTAGATTTGTTGATAGGGCATTTTGGGATATTGGTGATAAGTTTTACATAAACATTAATTCAGTTTCAGAACTTATTAGAAAAAATTATAACCAAAGTTTCTTTGATGTTGTTAATAAAATTTTAACTGATAATAATTTTCATTTTATACCGCTACCAACATTTGTTAATTTTAATGATATTAGTGAACTTAAAACAGTATTCACACCATACTCTTATAATGATGAAGTTGGATTTGATGGAACAGGACCATCATTTGTTTGTTGTTATGTTGGACAAACATCAGTTAATTTAGATTTAGGGGTTGATGCTGTATATCCAGATGATGGTTTATCTTTAAATATGGATAGTAGTACTGGTAATGCTAATTTAGCTGATGAATATTTAGAAGATTTTGCAAAACCATTAGAACCAGGTGAATTTAATGTTCCAGTTTTTTCAGTTAATTATGGTCAACAAAATCAAAATTATTTTAGAAGTGTAAAATTAGACCAAAGAGAATTTACAGAAACTATGGAATCTTTACAAACCATTGAAGATTTATCTCAAGGTGGTGATAAAAGTAAACCAACTTATATCGGTAACAATTTATTTAATGTTTATCAAACAAGGTCTTATAGTGCTGAAATAGAAATGATGGGTTCTGCAATGATTCAACCTATGATGTATTTTCAATTAAATAATATACCAATGTTTAGAGGTGCTTATTTAATTTATAAAGTAACTCATAGTATAAAACCACATAGTATGACAACCACAATTAAAGGTAATCGAGTTAAGAAAGCTAAAACACCTTTGGTTGATAAATATACTATGTATATGAATTTAATAGGTGGTTCTAGCGATTCTACAGCATCAATCAGAAGTTCAAATTATTCTGGTGACCCTAATGCTAAACCAGAATCTAAATTTATTGATACAAATCTTAAATACTATTGGTTAGATGGTGAAGGTAATATACCAACTGGTAAAGATACGTTAGGTATAAAAAATACTAATACACAATTTACTGGATTAAAACCATATAATGGTAATTCAAATGACCCATATCTTGTTAGAGAAATTGCTGAAGTAATACAAGCAGCAACATTAAAATTCTATAAAGCTAATAAAAATACTAGTAAAGCTGATACTATATTTTTTGGAGACTGTTCAAAATTATGGGGTGGTCCTTTAGCTGGACATAAAAGTCACCAAAAAGGTATTGATATTGATACTCTACAATGTAGATATGATAAGGGTTTTGGTATGGGTTCTGATGTTACTGATGATGGTGAAGGTAAAGGTGGTGATTATAGTAGAGCAACGACAAAACAATGGCTTGAATTGTTATTTAGTACACCTTATAGACCTTATACAGTTAAAAAAGATAGACAATATGTTAACACGCAAGGTAAAACAGTAACAGCTAAAGCTGGTACAACAGTTAAAGACCAAAAAAATGTACAAATCATATGGTTTAATGATACAACTTTACAAAAAGAATTAAAAGAAAAATATGGTTCAATAATGCAAACACTGACAAATCACAGTAATCACTTACATATTAGATTTTATACACCATTAAGAGTTGTTGAAGAAAGTGAAGAGGGTACTAATTCTAGACCAGCAACACAAGCTAATCCTAGTGATAGTGGTAGTAGTAGTTCATCAAGTAAAAGTAAGTATACTTCAGGAAGTCAAGTTCCAATTCTAAGTGGTAATTACGATACATCAAAAGATAATAACCCATTTAATTTAAGACCATTAGGTGGTGAACAATTTAATGGAACTATTGGTAAAAAAGCTGACCCAGGAAATGATTATTTTGTTGTATTTGATACAATTAATAATGGTATTAGAGCTGGTTTGAAAAATTTATCAGGTTATTTTACAAGATATAATAGAAAAAATATAAAAGAAATACTAGAAACTTATTGTTTAGGTGCGACTCAAGATTATAAAAACTTTGTTGTTGAAAAAATGAAAGGTTGGAATTCAAATGTTACTTACACTTCAACTTTACCAGCTTTTAAAGGTAAAAACGAAACTAATCAAAGTAATATTAAAATGTTCAAAATATTATGTAAAGCTATACTTAAATTTGAAGGTGGTAAAGATTCAGATTTAAAACTTATTGACGATTTTGATATTAAGAACTTATAATTATATTTGTTATTTTAAATATCATTTAATATATTTGCAATATGTTTGTTGGAAATATAGTAAGTAAATCTAATTTAAATATTGATAAATATTTTAATGTTGTTGATTCAATTGATAATATAATTGTTGGATTACCAACATTAATAATAGGTTGGGATATAGTTAAAAAAATTAAACCTGATGCTGATTTTATAGATAAGAAATTATCAAAAGATATATTTTGGACTTTTAAAAAAACTGAAAGACGAGATATATTTGAAGAAGATTTATATAATTTTATACATCACACATATAATCTATTGGTTAAAGATATAAAATACGAATATGTAGATTTAATACAATTAGATAAAGATGAAATAAAAGAAGTATTTAATCAGATAAAAAATAAAAAATCAATAACTTATTTTTATAACAATATGTTATATATTCATAATGAAAATACTATATATGGTGTTGATTTAAAATTGGTTAAATATTTGGATTTTGATGCTGAAAAAACAATTAATAAAATAAAAAGGTATTCCACTGTTTTTTTGACTGATAGTGATATAATTATAGAATACAAGGACATAATAGATATGCTTAATAATGAAGTTAAGTATATTCCTTATTTGTATTCTATAGAACATGGATAAAATTGTATTATTAGCATCTTTTATTTTTAAAGATAGATTAGATTGGTTTTTAAACTATCTTGAAAATAAATTTAACATACCTAAAAAAACGGTATTCTTATATGAAGTTGAAGGTGATGAAAAAATAATGGTCACTTTCAAGTTCAAATTAAATCAAGAAGAAAAAGTTAATTTTAAAAAAATATTCCCAAATGCAACACTTATACATAAAAAAGGTGATGCCATTTATAGTATAAATGCTTTAAATAAATTAATAGAAATTAATAACCCAGAGAATTTAGGAAATATAAATTATAAATCAGTACAAATAGACTGGTCAAAATATCAAGGTAAATTATTGTTAATTAGAAATAATGAACTATCAATTGCATCAATAAGTAGAATTTTATAATATTTAGTGATATTTATATACAAACTATTTAATATGGAAACTAATAACAAAAAAGAAAAGTTAGAAAATAACTTAGACAAATTCTTAACCAATGAAACCCAAAATCAACAAATGGATTGTAATGATGAAGGTTGTATTATTAGAAGTGATAAAAGTTTAGTTGAAAGAATCAACAAAAAGATAATAACCGAAGACGGTAGACAATTGTTATTTTAATTATGAGAAGTAAAAAAATAAATAAAGCTTTATTAGCTGAGGAAATTAGAAGATTCAAATCACTGACGGATTATAATTATTATGATGATAGAAAAACTGTATCTGAAAATTTTCCAATAGTTAATGTTGAAGATGATAGACCAGAAGACCCAATGTATTCTGGTAAAGATATTATTTTAGGTATGGCTGAAGCTGAGGGTGACGAAGCACAAGGTGGTGAAGATTTAGATGCAATGGCTGATGATATAAGTGCTGACATTGAATCAAATCAAGAAACACCAGAACAGCCAGCAACAGGTGAAGAACAACCAGCTGATGATGTTCCTGTTGGTGATGCAATGGCACCTGATGCAAATGCTGAAATGCCAGTTGAGGAACCAGCACCATCAGATGAAGTTGAATTAGATGTTACTGAATTAGTAAAAGGTTCAGAAGCCGCAAAAGAATCAGCGGACGCTGCTAATTCAAAAATTGAACAATTAATGAACATGGTTAATAACCTTGAGGGTCAATTGTCAGCAATGACATCAATATCTAATAAAATTGAAGACTTAGAAAAGGAGATAGAAAGAAGAAATCCAACACCTAAAGAAAAATTGGAAATGCGTTCTTTAGATTCTTATCCATACACTGTTAAATTAAGTGATTTTTGGGCTGACAAAGGTGATAGATATGATGTTGGTTCAGAAGAAAAAAAACCAACTGAATATGTTTTAACACAAAAAGATGTTGATGATAATTATATTGAATCAGATATTGAAGATAGTTTTGATGCTGAAGAATATGAAGAAGATAATGTATAATAAAAAAAATTAATAAAATAATGAAAATGAGGCAATTAAGCCTCATTTTTTTTTATATTGAAAAAAAAATATTATAAATTTTAAAAAAAAGTGGAATTAATAAAAAAATGTTACTATATTTGCATTGTAGACATTAAAAAAATATACGTGATTAGTATAAAAAAAATCGTAAACCCCTTTACTTTATTGGCTTTCAGCAGTATATTTAATTAATTAAATTAGTATAATAATCAATCAAATATAAATTAAAATTATGAGTATTTTTGAAGAAATGATGAAGCAGTATGAATCATCGCACAATGGAAAAAGAGATAGCGGTTCTCAAAAAACGTATGACTTAAAAAACTATTTTAACACCGTATTACCTAAGGGTGTGGATAGTCAAACAAAAAGAATTAGGATTTTACCACCTAGTGAAGGAAGCAAGACACCGTTTGATACAATGTGGGGTCACGTTAAAAAGGTAAATGGTGAGTGGAAAACATTCCCATGTTTAAAACATGAAATGGATGAAGATTGTCCATTCTGTCAAGCAAGAGAAGCTTTGTTAGCAACTGGGAAAGAAGAAGACAAAGAATTAGCAAAACAATATTCAGCTAGACAATTTTATGTAATTAAAATTATCGATAGAGATAATGAAGCTGATGGGGTTAAATTCTGGAGAATTAAACACAATTACAAAAAGCAAGGTGTATTTGATAAAATTATGGCAGCAATTAAATTAGCTGGACATAATATTACAGACATCGAAGAAGGTAGAGATTTAAATATTGAAATTATTAGAGATGGTTTAACATCGATAGTACAAGCGGTTTCAGTTGCTCTAGACAAATCAGCACTAAGTGGAAATGAAACTAAAGTTTCTGAGTGGACATCTGACACTAGAACTTGGGAAGATGTTTATAGTGTTAGGGGTTATGAATATTTAGCTATTATCGTTAAAGGTGACACACCAGTTTGGGATAAAGATGAAAAATGTTATGTTGGTAAATTAGAATTGGAAGCAAAAGGTAAAACAGTTACTAATAATGACGATGATGATTTAGAAGATGAATTAGATATGGGTATTCAAAAAGTTGAAAAACCAGCTGTAAAAACTGAACCAGTATCTGTATCATCGGATGAAGATGATGAAGATGATGATTTACCATTTTAATCTATAAAAATTAAATAACAATTAATGGGTGATTAAAGTCACCCATTTTTTTAAAAAACATTTAAACATGAGTGAAAGCAAAAAATTACCTAAAAAAACGATAGAAAAACAATCATTTAGTCTTAATGACTTTAAGAAAAAAAATGGTATGGATACAACAGTTAAAATGAAAGAATTAACATGGATTCCATTATCAGATTCATTTTTTGAGGCATTAAAAATACCAGGACTACCTAGAGGATATTTTACAAGTTTTAGAGGATTCTCAAATACTGGTAAATCAACAGCAATATATGAAGCTGTAGCTGGTGCACAAAAAATAGGTGACTTACCAGTTATTATTGATACTGAAACAAACTGGGATTGGGAACACGCAAGAAATATAGGTGTACAATTTGAAGAAGTTGTAGATGAAGAAACTGGTGAGATAATTGATTATGTTGGAGACTTTTTATTTTTCCAATCAGATGATTTAGTTGAGCGTTATGCTAACTTAGATTATTCTAATGGTAAAATGGGAACTAAACCATTAAGAGATGAACCAGTCATTGAAGATATTGCAAGATTGATGACTGATTTATTAGATTCACAACAAGATGGTCAATTACCTAGAGATTTATGTTTCTTATGGGATTCAGTTGGTTCAATAAATGGATTCAAATCAGCAACATCAAAATCATCAAATAACCAATGGAATGCTGGCTCTATGGAGGCTGCGTTTAAATCATTAACTAATCACAGAATTCCAGCATCTAGAAGGGAAGGTAAAAAGTATACAAATACATTTGCTGTGGTTCAAAAAATATGGTTAGATAATGAAAATAAAGTTATTAAACATAAAGGTGGTGAAGCATTCTTTTATTCACCGAGAATCATTATACATTATGGTGGTATATTATCACACAGCACCGTTAAATTAAAAGCAACAGCTGGTGGTGAAACTTATCAATTTGGTATTGAAACTAAAGTTAGATGTGAAAAAAACCAGGTTAATGGTGTTGAAGAACATGGGGTATTAGCATCAACACCACATGGTTATTGGAATCCAGATAAAATTGAGGATTACAAAAAACAACACAAAGATTATTTGTTGAAAAAATTAAATACACCACTTAGTGAATTTATAATTGAAAAAGAAGTAGTTAATGGTGTATCTGATGATGATATGCATGAATAATTTAAATAAATAAGATATGAGTAAAAATAGTTCAAAACAAAAATTGGAAGTATTACTTTCGTGGATTAAGAGTATTAACCTATCAAAAGGTAAGAAATGAATCGAAGACCACCAAAAAATGGTGAAAAAAGAACAAAAAAAATAAACATGTTATTGGTTGATGGGAATGCTCTTTTTAAGAGGAGCATTCTTGGGGCCAAAGATGTTTATAATCAAAATCAAGAACATATAGGTGGGGTTTATCAATTTATAACTGTTTTAAGAAAATTGATAGATGATGATTTATATCATAAAGTTTTTGTTTTCTGGGATGGTAAATTAAGTGGTCAGTTAAGATATAAAATATATAATGACTATAAATCTAATAGAAACAAAGATTATATAAATGGTACACATCCTATAGATGAATCTGAGTTAATTCAAAAAATTCAGATAAAAAGATACCTTGAAGAATTATTTATTCGACAATATGAAGATGAAATAGTTGAAAGTGATGATTTAATTGCGTATATTTGTAATAATAAAAAAGAAAATGAAAATATTACAATATGCACAAGTGATAGAGACCTTTGCCAACTAATCAATAAAGATGTTAGAATATATATGTGTGATTTAAAAAAATATATCACATTTGAAAATTACAATCAAAATTTTAAACATCACCCATCAAACGCAGCTTTAATTAAAATATTGTGTGGTGATAATAGTGATTGTATAAAAGGTGTTAAAAGATTAGGTGAAGATACTTTATTGAAACATTTTCCAGAAATAAGAGAAGGTCCAGTTACTTTAGGTGAAATAATAGAAAGGGCTGCTGAATTACAAGCTGAAAGAATAAATAATAAACAAAAGCCCTTACAAATATTTGACAATATAATAATGGGTATTACGGATGGGATTCAAGGTAACAAATTATATGAGATAAATGAAAAATTAGTAAATTTAAAAAAACCGATGATAACTGAAGAAGTATCCGAAGAATTAAATATGGTAATTGATTTACCGATTGACCCAGAGGGTAGGGATGTTAAAAATGCTTACCAATTGATGAAAGAGGATGGTTTAGACAGAGAAATACATAACCACATAACAGAATACCTTTTACCATTTAAAAGATTAATAGAAAGAGAAAAAAATAACGAATGATTAATAATAGTAATATGAATACCACAAAGAAAAACAGAACATTTTCAAACCAGAGATTTGAATTTTTATTAAAAATTAATAACAACATTATTTGTCAAAGATATTTTAGTGTTGAAGGTTATGATACTGAAGTATTAAGTCAAAAACAATTTAAAGAATTAAAACAAGCAACTAATTCAATTGAATTAAAAGAAATGGTTGATTCACTATGTGGAATGAATAATGGTTCATTTGGTCAATGTGGAATAATACCAAGCTTTTTAAAAGATAAATCAGTTGATTTTTTATGGAACGTATATAACCCATATAGTGAAACAAGAAGAGAAGAAGATGCGGCTGAAAAAGATATCTTTAAAAATGAAGATATTTTCACTTTTGAAATCAAAGTTGATAAAAAGGTTGTAGCAAGTTCCACATTTTCAGGTAATTGGTTCCCAACAATAGTTAGATATCAGGTTAACATAAAACCAATAGTACCTAAAATTATTGAAGAAATTACAGAATTTTTTACAAGAAAAGAATACGAAGCGGTAGCATAATAATATTTATATAAACAGAGTTTTTAATATGGCTAAAATAAATAAAGATAATCTAGGATATTTGGGTTTAGACTTTCAGTATCGATTGATTTTACAAATATTAACAGATAGAAAGTTTGCTCAATCAATCCTAGATATCATTAGTCCAAATTACTTTGAAGACTCTTATATGAGGATTATTGTTGCAACCATAAAAGATGCTTATGAAAAGCATGAGGCTGTTCCAGATGTAGGTAGTTTAAGAAGTAGATTACTTGATAATGTACAAGATGAGATTGATAGAAATTCAGTTTTTAGTCAATTAAGGAGAATTGAAGAAGCTGAATTAAACGACACTTATTACATTCAAGAAACTGCTATTAAATTTTGTAAAAGACAAGAACTTGTTAAAGCTATTAAAAGCATGAATGAAATCATTACAAAAGGTGATATTAATGATTTTGATAAATGTGAAGAAATACTTAAAAAAGCTCTTGAGCATGGTGATAATTCTGATGGTATTGTAGATGTTTGTGATAACATTGATGATGTACTATCAGATGATTACCGAAATCCAATACCTACTGGAATTGAAGGTTTAGATGAAATGATGGATGGTGGGTTAGCCAAAGGTGAATTAGCAATCATATTAGCTGCATGGGGTGTTGGTAAAACAACTATGATTACTAAATTGGCTAACCACGCCAAACATTTAGGGTACAATGTTATGCAAATATTCTTTGAAGACACAACTAAGGTAATACAGAGAAAACATGTTTCATGTTGGACTAAAATACCTTTGAATGAGTTGCAAGCTAGAAGAATTGAAGCTAAGCAAGGTTTTGAAAGTTTTGATAAAAGTTCAGGTAAACTTAAATTAGTTAAGTTAAAAAGTGATAGTACTACAATACCTAAAATTAAACAAGTAATTAGAAAGAACATTGCACAAGGATTCAAACCAGATTTAATATTAATCGATTATATTGACTGTGTTTTACCATCTAGAAATTTTAGTGATGTAAATGAAGGTCAAGGAGCTGTTATGAGAGAATTAGAAACAATGCTTGACGAGTTAGATATCGCTGGATGGACTGCAACACAAGGTAATCGTTCTTCAATTAAGGCAGAAATTGTTGAGGGTGACCAAATGGGTGGTTCTATTAAGAAAGCACAAATAGGTCACTTTTTAGTATCTATTGCAAAAACACTAGAACAAAAAGAAAGTGGAAAAGCTAATATGGCTATTCTTAAATCTAGATTTGGTAAATCTGGTGTTATATTCGAAGATATCATATTCAACAATTCAACAATACAAATCGATATGAGTCAAACAAGTCAAGGTAAATCGTTCTTAGACCATGGCGAGATTAAAGAACAAAGAGGACAAGATAGAGTTAATCAACTCATAGATATCGCCCAACAAAGAAAAAGAGATTTAGAAAATTAAAAAAAATTAAAAAAAAACTATGGAACCTATTTTAAAAAATAACCCAGGTAGATTTGTATTATTTCCAATAAAATATCATGATATTTGGGAATATTATAAAAAATCAGAAGCCAATTTCTGGACTGCTGAAGAAATTGATTTAGAATCTGATTTATCAGATTGGAATAAATTAAATGATAATGAGAGATATTTCATTAAAAATGTTTTAGCTTTTTTTGCAGCATCAGATGGTATTGTAAATGAAAATTTAGCTGAAAACTTTGTTAATGAAGTACAATACACTGAAGCTAAGTTTTTTTATGGTTTTCAGATAATGATGGAAAATATACATTCAGAAACTTATTCATTACTTATTGATACATACGTTAAAGATAAGGAAGAACAAATTAAATTGTTTAATGCTATTGATACCATACCAGCTGTACAGAAAAAGGCTGAATGGGCTTTAAAATGGATTAAATCTGATAGTTTTGCAGAAAGACTAATTGCATTTGCAGCAGTTGAAGGTATTTTCTTTTCTGGTTCATTCTGTTCCATATTCTGGTTAAAGAATAGAGGGTTAATGCCAGGTTTATCATTTTCAAATGAATTAATTTCTAGAGATGAAGGATTACATTGTGATTTTGCAGTTCATTTACATAATGAACATTTATTAAATCCAGTACCAAAAGATAGAATTAAAGAAATAATATATTCAGCATTAGAGATTGAAAAAGAATTCATATTAGAATCATTACCAGTTGATTTAATTGGTATGAATTCTAAATTGATGAGTCAATATTTAGAGTATGTTGCTGATAGATTATTAATTGATTTAAAATGTGAACCTATGTTTGGTAGTAAAAACCCATTTGATTTTATGGTTAATATTGCTTTAGAAAATAAAACAAATTTCTTTGAGAAAAGAGTTGGGGATTACTCAAAATCGGGAGTTGGTAATTCTAGTTCAGATAATAAACTATCCTTTGAAGGAGATGATAGTGATTTTTAATTAAAAATTTAAATAAAAAATGAGAGTAGTTAAAAGAAATGGTAGTGATGAACCTGTGAAATTTGATAAAATTTCGGCAAGAATTAAAAAACAAACATACGATTTAGATAGAGATTATATTGATGCAATGGAAGTTGCTCAAAAAGTAATTTCTGGGTTATATGATGGTGTTACATCAAAAGAGTTAGATAAGTTAGCATCTGAAACAGCAGCATCATTAACTAGAGTACACCCAGATTATTCAATATTAGCGGCTAGAATTGCTATTACATCACTAAAAAAAGACACAAGTAAAAGTTTTAAAGAAACTATTGATAAATTATATCATTATGTTAATAAAAAAACAAATGAAAATGCTGGATTAATTTCTGATGAAGTTTATGAAGTTGTTAAAAAATATTCAGATAAAATTGAATCAATGATTATTCATGATAGAGATTTAGATTTTGATTTTTTTGGATTTAAAACATTAGAGAAAGCATATCTATTAAAGATTGACGGTCAAATTGCCGAAACACCACAACACATGTATATGCGAGTTGCAATTGGTATTTGGGGTGATAATTTAAAAGAAGTTCAAAAAACTTATGAATTATTATCAACGGGTCATTTCACACACGCAACCCCAACATTATTTAATGCTGGAACTAAAAAACCACAGTTATCTTCTTGTTTCTTATTAGATGTTGATTCAGATTCAATACATGGTATTTATAAAACATTATCAGATTGTGCTGCAATTTCACAATCAGCTGGTGGTATTGGTTTAAATATACATAAGATTAGGTCAAAAGGTTCATACATTAAAGGTACAAATGGTGAATCAAATGGTATTGTACCTATGTTAAGAGTATTTAATGAAACTGCTAGATATGTTGACCAAGGTGGTGGTAAAAGAAAGGGTTCAATAGCTGTTTATTTGGAACCATGGCATTCTGACATTCAAGATTTTATAAATCTTAAAAAGAATCACGGTAAAGAAGAAATGAGAGCTAGAGATTTATTCTTAGCGTTATGGATTCCAGATTTATTTATGGAAAGAGTTGAAGCTAATGTTGATTGGACATTGTTTGACCCAGCAGAAGTACCTGGTTTAATAGATGCTGTTGATTCAGAAAATGATAAAGCATTCACTAAATTATATGAATCATATGAATCATTAGGTAAAGGTACTAAAGTAAGTGCTAGAGAACTTTGGTTACAAATATTAGAAAATCAAATTGAAACTGGTGTGCCTTATGTTTTATTTAAAGATGCTGCTAACAATAAATCAAATCAAAAGAATTTGGGTACAATAAAATCATCAAATCTTTGTACTGAAATTATTGAATACACCTCTAAAGATGAAACAGCTGTATGTAATTTAGCATCAATTGCTTTACCTAAATTTATTAATGTACCAAATGGTAAAACAAAATCTAGAGATAAAGGTTTGAGAACATTTGATTTTAATAAATTATATGAAGTATCATACCAAGTTGCAGTTAATTTAAATAAAGTTATTGATGTTAACTGGTACCCAACAGTAGAAACAGAACGTTCAAATTTAAGACATAGACCAATTGGTATTGGTGTTCAAGGATTGGCTGATTTGTTTGCTATGTTAGGTTTAGCATTTGAAGATGATTTAGCTAAAAAATTAAATGAAGATATTTTTGAAACAATTTATTTTGCGGCTATGACTGCATCTAAAGATATGGCTAAAAAAGTATACAGAGATGAAGTTAAAAGATTAAAAGAAGATGATTCAGAATTAGTTGTTGATAAAACATTTGGAGCATATTCAACATTTATTGGTTCACCATTATCTGAAGGTATTTTCCAATTTGATATGTGGGGTGTTAATTCTGAAGAATTATCTGGTAGATGGGATTGGGATGCTTTAAGAAAAGAAGTTAAAACTTATGGTGTAACAAATTCATTATTATTAGCACCAATGCCAACAGCATCAACAGCTCAAATTTTGGGTAATAACGAATGTTTCGAACCTTTTACATCTAACATATATAAAAGAAATGTTTTATCTGGTGAATTTGTAATTGTTAATAAACATTTAGTTTTAGATTTAATTGATTTAGGTTTATGGAATGATGAAATTAGATTAATGATGATTAAAGAAAATGGTTCAATACAAAATATACCACAAATACCAACACATATTAAAGAAATTTATAAGACAGTTTGGGAAATGAAATTATCAAATATAATTGATATGGCTGCTGACCGTGGTAAATTTATTTGTCAATCACAATCCATGAATTTATTTATGAGAGATGCTAATGTTGCTAAACTAAATAAAGCTTTATTTTATGGTTGGAAAAAAGGTTTAAAAACTGGTATGTATTATTTAAGAAGTAATTCTAAAACACAAGCTAGACAATCTTTGGGTGTTGATGATACTGTGGTGAATGAAATACCTAAAGTTGAAGTTCAAACACCTAAACCAATTAATATAACATTAAGTAATGCTGAAATTGAGGCAATGAATGGTTTAACTTGTTCATTAGATAATCCTGACGATTGCATTGCATGTGGTAGTTAATTAAAGGGGCTTAGACCCCTTTTTTATTTTACTATTTATTAATTTTATTTTGTTATGATATTTATATAAAAAAAAATATGGCACAGAATAATAAGTATATTAATATTGAATTCCCATTTCAAGAAAGTAAAAAAGGGTTCTTCCTTGAATTAAATCAAGTTGATACAAAGGCTATAAGGTCTGATTTAATGCATCTTATTTTAACTAGGAAGGGTGAAAGATTATATAACCCAGAATTTGGTACTGATTTGTTAAGATTTATATTTGAACCTAATGATTCATTAACATATTCAGCTATAAAATTAGATATACAAAGTGTTGTTAAAAAATATATACCAAATCTAGAAGTTAATGATGTTATTGTTGAAATAGATGGTAGTAATGAATATAAAGCATTAGTTAGAATTGAATATACAATAACTGAAGATGTTTTCAAAGAAACTGATTATGTTGTTATAACATTATAGTTTTTTTAATCAAAATACCTTTAAGTATTTTCTAAAATTTTTATTTATTTATATTTATTAATAAAATAAAAATATGGCAAGTCAAGGTATTTCGTATAACGCTAGAAATTTTTCAGACGTTAGGACTGAATTAATAAATTTTGTAAGACAATATTATCCAGATATTTTTAATGATTTCAATGACGCATCAGTAGGTATGATGTTATTAGAATTGAATGCAGCAGTTGGTGATATGTTATCATTTCACACTGATAGAATGTTTCAGGAAACTCAAATAGATTTTGCACAAGAAAGAGCATCTATATTATCTATGGCCAGAACTTATGGTTTAAAAATACCAGGTAAAAGACCATCAGTGTGTATCGTTGATTTTTCATGTGTAGTCCCAACTTTAGGTGATTCATTTGATATAAGATATTCACCTTTGATTAGACAAGGTTCACAGGTAACTGGAGCTGGTAAAGTATTTGAAGCAATGGATGATATTGATTTCTCATCACCATTTACAACTGGTGGTATACCGAATAGATTGGTTGAACCAAATATTGATGCAAATGGTAATATATTAAGTTATAAATTAACTAAACGAGAAATGGTTATCAATGGTATAACTAGATATTTTAAACGTGTATTAAACCCATCAGATGTTAGACCTTTTTTTGAGGTAGTATTACCAGAACAAGATGTTTTATCAGTATCATCCATAATAATGTTAGATGGTACAAATTTTAACGGCGTACCAAGTTTAAACCAATTCTTAGATGAAAACAATAGATGGTATGAAGTTGATGCTTTAGCTGATGATTTAATTTTTATACCAGATAATTCAGCAATTAGTGATAATCCAGGAATAAAACCAGGTAAATATAAAAGAATTGTAAAAAAATTCATAACTGAGTATACTAATAATGGGTTTATGAAAGTTATATTTGGTGGTGGAACACAGGATATAAGTGCTTTATCTGAGTTTGGAGTTGACAAAGCATTAGTATCAAGAATCGGTGATTTCATTAATAATTCATCATTAGGTATAACACCAACAGCAAATAGGACTATGTTTATAAAATATAGAACTGGTGGTGGTGCTAATTCTAATGTGGGTACTGGAGTATTAACAACATTAGGTATTGCTGATATTATAATTAGTGGGCCATCAGCAGCAATGAATACTAGTGTTAGAAATTCAATAAGAACAACTAATCCAATACCAGCTTTAGGTGGTAAAGATGAACCATCAGTTGAAGAGATTAGAAATTTAGTTAGATATAATTTCTCATCTCAAAACAGAGCTGTAACTATAACAGATTACCAAAATAGGATTGCATTAATGCCAGGTGAATTTGGAGCACCTTATAGGTGTAGTGTATATGAAGAACAAAATAAAATAAAAATCAATACATTAAGTTTAGGTAGTGATGGTAAATTAACAAATACATCATCAACAACACTTCAAAATAATATTGCAACTTATTTGTCTGATTATAGGATGATAAATGATTATATTGAAGTTAATAATGCTAAAATCATAAATTTAGCGTTTGAGATTGATTTGGCTGTTGATAAACAATACCCACAAGGACAAATAATAACTCAAGTTATTAGTCAAACTAAAGAATACTTTGACATTAGTAAATGGAATATGGGTGATACTATATATATGTCACAATTAATTGAAAATATTAATAGTATTGCGGGTGTTTTAAATGTTATAGATGTTAGAGTATTTAATAAAGTCGGTGGTAATAATTATTCAACAAATATAATATCGCAACCATTTATAGATGAACAAACAAGACAAATTGATTTATTAGGTGAATATAAAATATACGGTGAATCAAATGGAATGTTTGAAATTAAAAATCCAGATGTTGATATTAGAGTAAGGGTTAAGTAATTTACTTTTACTTAAAAAATAGTTATTTTTAAATAAAAATATATATGGGGTGTAATTGTAAAAACGAAAAAATTGAATCAACTTTAAATTTAGAAACTAAAAGTAAAAATAAAATAATAAATACTATACTAAATTTTATTATTTTTTTATTTATTTTCATATTGGTTATACCTATTTCTATACCCTTTATAGGTTATATATTATTTAAAACTATTGTGTTGAATAATGGTGAAATTAATATGACATCTTTATTATTAAAATTTGGTAAAAAATTTATGGATAATGAAGATAAAGATGATGAAGACGATGATGATGATTATGAGCTTTACGAAAATGATGATTATGAATTAACTGAATATGATGAAGTTAATAAAGAAGAAACAAAATAAATAAATGTCTAGTATAAGGATAAGAACAACACCAGGTGGTAACGATAGTTTTTTAAATGTAAACTTAAGTCAAAAATTTGATTTTATAGAAATATTGTCTTTAACATTAAGGCAAGAAGATGTTTATAGGAATTTTTGTTCTGATTATGGAGTTGTTATTGGTCGAGTGACTGTAAATAATGGATTTGGTGTACCAAATGCAAAAGTATCTATATTCATACCTATAGATGATATCGATAAGGAAGATTCACAAATATTTGGGTTATACCCTTATGAACAAGTTACTGATACAAATTCAGATGGTTTAAGATATAATTTATTACCTAAGAATAATGAAACAAAAAATGATTGTTTTGTACCGATAGGGTCTTTTCCAACAAAAAGAGAAGTTCAAGATAATGATGATTTACTATATGTGTATTGTAAATATTATAAGTTTACAACTACGACTAATCAATCTGGTGATTACATGTTTTTTGGTGTGCCAAATGGTTCATATCAAGTTCATGTTGATGCTGATATGTCTAACATAGGATTAATATCTCAAGTACCATATGATTTTATAAGAGAAGGGTCCAACGAAAAATTATTTGAAACAACATCAAAGTTTAAAAGTGATACAAATTTAAATACTTTAACTCAATTAAAAAGTAGAACACCAGTTAGCGTTAATGTTCAACCGTTTTGGGGTGATGTTGACAACTGCCAAGTGGGTATTACTAGATTAGATATTGATTTAGCAACTAATATAAAACCACATGCGATTTTTATTGGTAGTATTATTAGTGACAGTGAAAAAAATTCAATAAATAAAAAATGTAGACCTAGAAAGGATGTTGGTAATTTAGAAAATATGGTTACAGGTCCTGGTAGGGTTGAAATGATTAGAAAAAATAAAGATGGTGAAACTGAAAGATTTGACGTACTTGGTGGTGAGGTTATAGATAATGATGGTACATGGGTATATCAAGTACCAATGAATTTAGATTATGTTATAACTGATGAATTTGGTAATTTAGTACCAACTGATGATGAATCAAAAGGTTTACCAACTAGAGCTAGGGTTAGATTTAGAATTAAAATGAATATAACTGGTGGTGAAGGTAGATTAAGAACCAGAGCTAGTTACTTAATACCAAATAACCCAACATCATCAATAAATTCTGATTATACTTTTGATGAAAGAACTAAAGATATTAGTTTTACTGATTTATATTGGAATAAAATTTATACAGTATCCAACCATATAACTAGGGTTCAAAAAAATTGTAGTGGTACATCAGCATGTTCATCAAATAGAAATTTTCTTGGGCTTAAAAATATTGATGATGGACAAAATACACCATTTCCATTTAATAAATTAACAACTAAAGGTAGTGCACTATATCCACTATTTGCTATAATATGTTTAATATTAACAATTATATCTGGGATTGTTTGGTTTATTAATAGAATTGTTAGTTTTATTAATTTTATTATTGGAGTTATAAATGATATACCAGGTGTTAATATTGGTTATATAGGTTATGTGTTGTTATCATGTGACGATGAAAAATATTGTGTTGGTTGTAGTTCAAGTAATGGAGGTTGGAACAAAACTGAAGACCCAAAAATATTAGACAAAGATAATTCAAAATGGTTAAATTGTATAACCACAGTATTAGCAGATTCTTTTGGTTTTTTAAAGTTTGATTTTTATAATGATTGGATTAACGGTACATTATACGCTTATCTTTTAAAATATAAAGTAAAGAAAAAAGGTAAAGGTAAAGAAAAGTTTTGTGATTATGACTGTGAAGATAATGCAAATGGTCCAGATAATAACCAAGATGGTAAGGAAGATAATAAATGTAGAACTTTATCAGTTGTAGATACATGTACAAAAGCCGCAATACAAAATGCAAGTGTTAATTTGGCTTTAGGTGATATGACTAATAGTTTACAAGACTTAACAACTAAAGAAGGGTTAATTAAGAAAGATGTTACTAGCGGTGAATTATATTATGCATCAATTTCAAAAAATAATGTTAGGTTATACTCAACCGATATTATTAGTTTAGGTTCTGTATTTGATTGTGATTGGCAAGGTGTCCCAAAATTTTATAGATATTTAGTTGATACAACTTATAACGTACCACCTTTAGCACCAAATTATTATGAACCAAATGAAGAATATGCTAATGAAATTGAAACATCAGGTTGGGATACACCTGGGATAAATTCTGGTTCTTTAATAGCAAAAATAAATTGTTTTGGTGTTTATACTGATTCGGATAATTGTAATAATATAAAAAGATTATGTGAATTAGGTATGGGGCTTGATGAAGATAGAAGAGACCCAGTTAATGGTGGTGGTACACCAGTTGATAATAAAATTACAAATTCTGATATTGAAAATCCATGGATTAGAGGTGTATTCACATATGCAAACTATTCAACACCATTAAATAATATACCATTAGTTTATATTGACTCTGGGGGTTCTATAAATTATCAAGATGCGTATTATAAAGTATTTAGGGGTTATGATTATTTAATATCTAATAAGCCATCAATTTGGTTTCACAAACATTCTTATTATTTTTATTTTGGTTTATTACCAGGAAAAAGTGCATTACAAAAAATGTATTCAAAATATTTCCCAGAATGTGTTATATCTAAAAATAATGATTTGGAAATTATTATTGATAATGTTGTTGATGATAATATAAATGGTATTGGTACTGGTAAAATAGCATTTCATATTGAAGGTGGTGTTGGACCTTATACTTACCAGTGGTTTGGTCCATCATATAATGGAATACAATTTCAATGCCCTGACCCAAATGGTACAACATCACAATCTGATTGTGGTAATTCTGATGGTTCTAATTTTGAACTTGAAAATTTATTAGGTGGTCAGTATACGTTAATAGTTACCGATTCAAATGGTGAACAAACTACATCAACAGTAAATTTAACAGGTATAATTCCAGTACAATGTAATGTTACACCAACACCTATAAATGCATCTGGTAATGGTATAATAACAATTAATATTAATGGTGGTGTTAGCCCATATACGATAACAATAGAAGGTATAACAGATAATTCATTTAATCAAACATTTACAACTACATTACAAACATATTGTTATGGTGATTGTACAGGACCTTCAAATATCCCTAATGGTACTAATTCATTACCAGCTGGTGAATATTCAATTACAGTGGTCGATAGTGGTGTACAAGCAACAATAAATGGTCAACAAACAACAATTACAACACAATGTCTAGATACAGTTTTAATAGCCCAACCATCAAACATAGATATATTACCAAATGTTGCAGATGCACCATGTTATAACCAATTTGGTGCTGGTGAAATTTCAGTAATTGGTGGTGTACCACCTTATGATATTAGTTGGACATTAACATCAACTAGTAACCCAAATAACCAACCATTTGTTGGTACTGTTATATCAACAAATATCCAAAGTAATGAATTACCATCAGGTACATATACAATAAATGTTACGGATTTAGCTGGTAATACTGAAACTTCATCTATAATTATAAATGAACCACCACAAATATCTTTAATAACACAATCAATTGAAGCACCTGGTTGTGTATTTACAAATTCTGGTGTAATAAAACTAAATATTAATGGTAATTACCCACCATACACTATTAATGTTGATGGTGATGTAAGTCAATTAATAGATAATCAACCTAATGGTTTATTAACAATAGAAGGGTTAAATAATTCAGCATATACTATAACAGTTACTGATTCAAATAGTTGTGAAAATACTTTAAATGTTACAGTACCTAAACCACAATATGGTGAATTATACGTTATAGCATTTAGTAAAACATATAGTTTAGGTGGTATTGATTATAGTAGAATTATTATTAGATTTAAGGGTGGTCATGGTGGACCATATCATTTTAGATTACCTAATGGTAGCTGGATTAATTTAGGTGACCCTTATTCTCAAAATTTACCAGTTTTTAATTATAATAATACATTTACATCATCATTATCACCATACACATTATATCAATCAACAACATCAGTAGATAACCAACCTACATTTGAATTCCAGTTTTGGGTTAATGATACACCTGGAGCACCTAATGTATATCCATTTGATTTTGAATATTATTTAACAGATGGTGGTCAACAAGGTAATTATGGTATGTTTAAAGGTAGGATTGTTTTAACAAATACTGGTACAAATGGTGGTATACAAGATTCAAATTATGGTACTATTTCACCATATGGTTGTTACTCATATAGAAATAGCGCTGGTACGTCAGTATTTGGAACATCACCGCAAGGAACATTAATAACTCAACCAATATAATATGTCAATAGGTAGAATACAATATAGATTAAATAAAACAAGGTACCAAGGTGCCGCTAATGTTGATTCATATTTTAATGTTAATTTAGAATCTGAAATTAAATTATTACCACCTGGTGAAATAAATAGATTAATCAATGTTGGTGAAATCTTTGATAATGAAAGGCAATCAACAACAAAATATAGAATAATTAATACATTATTACCAGTATTTAGTAATGTTTTATTTAATTTAAGTGGAGATAAGGGTCCAAATAGTTTTGGTAATCCTAATGGTATAAATAGTAATAAATCTTATGGATATCAAACATTTGATGGTTATATGTTTAAAGCTGACCCATTTGATAATGATTTTGTTGGTTCAAATGATTTAACATATACTGAATCATTACAAAAACATTTAAAAGAAGTTAATGGGTGGTTTGGGTTTTATAATCCAGATGTTAAAAAAGCTGGTTTTTGTGATTTTTATGATTTGGAACCAACAAGAGAGCGATTTAATTTAAATAGCTCATTACCAAATAAAAATTGGGAATTTACCGTGACTTATCCACATAGTTCAGATGACCAACATTTTTTAGTTAAAGATGGTTTATTAATAACTAATGCTGAAGCTATAGATATGGGTGGAATTGAAATGATTGTATTTGGTTCAGCTGTACCACATAATTTAAATGTTGGTGATTCAGTTAGATTAAGTGGTATGCCAACAACAATAATGAATGGTGATTTTAATGTTGTTTCTTTAGGTTTATCAAATGGTGATAGTAAACATACATTTTTTGTTGTAAATATAGACCCAAATACTGCGATAGTTGGTAATAATTTTACAAATGGAAGAATGAAACGATTATATTATGGTAATGAAGTTAGATATTATTTTAGAAAGTTTAAAAAAATTAAAAGTTATCAAACACAATTACCATTATCTAACAATTCTTATGATGTTTATCCAGTTGCATTTAGTAGAAATATTTACGATGACCAAAATTACCAAATTTCATTTAGTGATGATATAGATGTTAGTGATTTAAAAGATAATTTAGGTAGACCATTAAGTGAATTATATTTAACAATGATTAAGACAAAATCAGTTAATATTTTTACAAAGGTAATATCTGGTTTAGATTTAGATAATTATACTGGTAATATTGGAACACAAACCCCAGAGCAAAGAAATGTATCTAACATAAGAAAAATGCATACTTCTTCACCACCTTTAGCACCATTCCAAAGTCATACACCATTGGAAAATGATGTGCAAATAAATAATTTAGATTTTTATGGTGATATTTGTGAATATAGTAAATATGAAGCTAAAGAAACTAAATTATTAAGTGTTATGCATAGGTTTAATACTGTTGATAGAGAAGTAACAACAACCAAACCAATATTAGGTGGAATAATAGGTGGACCTAGAAATGAAGGTTATATTTATTATCCTCACCATGAAATTAAAATAAGACAATTTTCAAATTATGTTGAGCAAGGTGATACTAGTGTTACTGGTGTTCCAGACTATGCTGAAGATTTAGGTGATGGTAGGTATTTGTGGCGAGATTTATTACCAATTGGGATAAATGATGGTCAAGATGAAACTCTAGATTACCCATTTTTAAATGGTTCTCATTATTTATACCAAAATTTATGTATATATACTAGAAGACAAGACCCATTTGGTTATTTTGGGTTATTGTATACTGAAGGTACAACAAAAGATTCTAGAGGTGATGGTATGTCTAATAATTTTGTTACTAAAAAATCTGATGATGTCTGTTAATAAATACATAGTTAATTTTAGTGAAGCTAAACCATTTAATGGTGAACAATTTACTGGTGCTACAATAAATTTACCATTAGGGACTAATTTCCAATTAGTCGACCAAGATGAAATTGTCCAAACTAAATTTGTAGATGCTGAAATAAATAAAGCTATTAATGTAATTTTAGATTATGATAGAATTAAATTTAAACCAGCATTAATAAATAATCAATCAATCACAATAATTGATAATATAACATATAATGTTCATTTTTTAAATTCTAGTAATCAATTTAACCCATATAGTTATTTTGGTGATATAGGTTTTGATAATTTTGATATTAAATTTAGAAAAAAAGCTTTTACAAAATCTTTTTTAAGGTTAAGTTTTTATGATACAGACGTACCAACAAATCAAAGGTTAATATCATTTATAACTTTATTCCCAAAAATAAACCCAACTGATTATTCAACTGGTGGGTCAAGCCCATGGGGTACAATAACCCCAGTTAATAATTTAAAAATACAATTTAATCTTGGTAATAATTTAGTGAATAGAGCTTTAACTGGTGAAGGGTTTTTCTTATATCATTTTAAAGATGAAGTAACACCAGATTTACCAAAAGAATTGTACATGAGAGCTGAATTTAATAATGCTAAAAATGGTAAAACAACTGGATTAATGTCAACAAGTTCAACAACAAATACGATTGATAATTTAGTTGTTACAACACAAGGAAGTTCATCAACAAATAACTTGTTTACAAAATATATATTAAATAACATTAATGACCAATATTTTTATGAAATTGATACAACTTATTCATCAAACGTTCAAGTTATATCAAATGATTACGTTATTGATTTATACCAAATATTTGCACTGTAATGGAGACATTTAAATATAAAATATTATTGGAAGATTATATTAGTAGAAATCCAAACAGTGGTTATGGTAAAATAACTGCCACAACTTTTAATATTCATGTTATGTTAACTCAAAATATTAAAGACGTTGGTAGATATTTAGATTTTCCATTTATACCTTATAATATTAATTCATCACCTTTAAATTATCAACCGATACCGCAAAAATTAATGGATTATGGTGGTGGTGATTTTAATTTTATAAATCAACCAGGTTCTAATTTTTTCCCAACTGGGTATAATTACAATGATGTTAGATATAAATATAAAAATAAAATTGACTACTATACAAACAATATAATTGTAAGTGGATTAACTGAAGATAGGTTAGAAAATTTCTCAAGTTATGGGTATACTGGAACTAGTAAATACATACCTGGGTTTGATGTTGATAAAGGTTTTTATCTAAATTATTTAAATGGTCCAGTTGATGGTATAACTAGGATTATTAGTTTAAATGATTTTAATCCAATAATTTATACTGAAGATGCTGATTTAAATGACCCCAATTTAGGTACTAAATTACAAGGTGATGGTATATTGTTTAAAACGTATACTGGAATAACTAGGACGGTTAGTAATTTAGCAAATGCAAACCAAAATATAGCATTAACTCAGATGTATTATCACGGCCAAGGTATAAACCAAAGAAATTCAACATTATCAGCATTGACTATTGAAGAATATTTATTACATATAACTGAAGAACCAAAAATAGAAAGTGAACTATTTATAGATAGAGGAGCTACTGATGTATTACAAAGTCATTTACAAATGGGAGAAATAACATCACTTGGTGATTTGATTAATTATAATAATGGTTTTTATAACATTATAAGATAAAAAAATAAAAAATATGGCAACAGGAACATATGGTATAGTTAGACCAGCGGATGTTAATACTAGTGATATACAAATTACAGTTTTTTACTCACCAAATAGGAATAGTGTAACAACTAGAACTTTTAATTTAGCGTCATCTAATTTAATAGAAAATGATAATCCAAATAAAACAAGTGGTGGTTTTGAAATATTTGGTGGATTATATACATTAAAATTACCACTTACTGATTTTTCAGCAAAAGGTATTTACACAATTGTTATAAAACCAGTTGAAATAAGAACAACAATAGTTGATTGTGGTGTATTATCATCATCACCAAATATAAAAGGTATTGTGTTAGATGGTTCAGACCCAAATGTTGCTCAATTTGTAAATAAATTTGAAAACAATAATTTAGTTGGTTATAGAATAGAATATTTATCACCAAATACTAGTGCAACTGATTTAAAACTTAGAAACTTTTTTAGAATTATAACATCAAATAATAGGGCTGAACCTGTTAATCAAAATTTAACAAATACGAATCAAAAATCAATTAGATATAGGTTTAATGATAACTCCACATTAGTATTTTGCACGGTATCACCAAGCTCAGAATCAAATGTAACACCTAATATTTTCCCATTTATAGGTCAACCAAACCAAGAAATAATTATAACTAATACGTATTTTAATCCTATAATGTTAGAAGTTGAAGTTGTTGACCATGATATTGAAACATTAGCTATAGGTTTATTTGGTAATCAAAGTAAATCACTTGAAGATGGTATTTATACTTTATATAATTTTAATAATGATATTTATAAACAGTATAGTTTATATGAGATTAAAGATAGATTTACTGGTAAACCTTTATATGAAGTTAAACAAGAAAGAGAATCTGTTGATTTTACTAAAGGATATAATAACGTAGCTAATTTGTAATTTAAATTAATGGCAAACCAAGATAATATAATTAGTGTATCTGGATACGCACAAAAAGTATTTTATAATGATGGTATTGAATACCGAAACTTTACACCAGATTTAGTTGGTAATCAATTTGCTGATGATAAAAATAGACCATTATTTACTTATGGTAATTTTGCCGTTACGTTAAATGCTGAAGGTAGGACAATTATTAATTATCCATCTAAACCTTTTGGTAAATTTTTTAATTTAAATGATATTACAGCTCCCACTAATGGTAGTAATAGCACTAGTAGTAATAGTGGTGGTTCATCAAATACTAATGAAACTGTTAATTTAATTTTTAATTCTGATATAAAAATTAAATTAAATATTGATACAACTGATATTAGTAATTTCGCATATTTCGGTTCAACTACTGAATTTATAAGAGTCTCACTTGAAAATATCATCACTAAATGGCCAGCATCAATATTTGTTAAACCTTTAGATAATAAATTATATGATGCAGTAGCCACAGTTGAAAATTATAGTTATGATTCATATTATAAAACATCAAAATTTAAAATAAAAAATAATACCTTTGTTAATAATTTTGATGTAATATACAATATAGGTGGTACATCATTAATTAGTTATGATAATGAATTACAAAGTTTAGTATCAAATTATGTTGATTATGTTGTATTAGTTAATGATGTTGAATACCCATTAATAGAATTTACTGGGTCAACATTATTATATGGTGATTATGTATATTTAAGGGTTAATGGTAACCCATTTCCAGACGCATTAAATGGTCCACTTTATATTAATTATCATATAAAACCGAATAATTTAATGGTTGAAAAATTCTTTATGGGTTTAGCACCATTTGAAAATACATTACTTAATAGACTAACGTTACCAAAATATAAATCAACATTTAGTTACAAATATATAACTGATGAAGGTATAATATATGATACTTCAAAAAGTATTGTTTGGCCAACTACTGATGGTTATAATTTAGATTTTAATACAACCGAATATATTGATTATGCTAATGAATTATTATTAATAGCTGATTCATTAGATGATACTAAATCTGATTTAATGGTTAGATTTTTAGTTGCTGAATCAATATCAAATTTTGATACTGTACCTAGATGTGATGGTACTGAAGAAGAAACTGCTGGTCAAAAAATGACTAAAACATTAAGAGTATATGGTCGTGAATTTGATGAAATAAAGCAATATATTGACGGATTATCATATGCGAATACTGTCACATATGATAAGTTTAATAATGCTCCAGACCAAATGATTAAATATATTGCTAGAGTTATGGGTTGGGAATTAACCAGTTCAATTCTAGAAAATGATTTAATTAAATCATATTTAACTGCCCCAGCACCAACATATTCTGGATATACTAGAGGTTTAACACCAGCTGAAGCTGAATTAGAATTATGGAGAAGATTAATATTAAATTCAGCTTGGTTATTTAAATCAAAAGGTACTAGAAAAGCAATCGAATTTTTATTTAAATTCATCAATGTACCTGAAGGTTTAATAAATTTGAATGAGTACATATATGCTGCAAAAGAAAAAATAGATACTGGGTTATTTACTGATACATTATTAAATTATAATTACAACCCAAATTTATCAAATTATAATGTTGATTATGATGGTTATCCAAATCCATTACCAAATAGTGTGGGTATGTATTTCCAAAAAGGTGGTTTATGGTATAGAGAAACTGGTGGTCAAAACGCTTCAGTATACAAAACAGATGGTAATAACCCACATATAGGTCCATATGATGGTGGTGCTGAATATATAAATCAATTTAGAAATTTATTACCAGATTTTAAACCAACAGTGTTAACATCATCAACATATACATATAGTACTACTGAATTATTTAAAAATTATAATAATGGTTTAATAAATAAATACACTGGTAATACTTATGTTGGTATTGAAACTTGGTCTGGTGTTTCATTAGATGATTGTTTCTTATATAAAGGTGATATAATACATGACCCGCACCCAACATCTGAAGTTACAGATTGTGGGTGTGATTTACCAACTGATGACTTATCTTTATTTATTGATGTTAAACGTGATGAATACACTGAATCTGAAAAATTTGCTGATTGTAAAACCAGAATAAGTGGTTACACGTTTATAGATACAAAACAGAAAGAATTTTATAATAAACCATTTATATATAATTGGAATTATATAACATATAATGTTGACGGTACACCAACAAACAAATATTATGTCTCACCATACATATCACCAGTTTGTTGTAAAGTTATGGTTAAAGGTGAATCATATCTACATGATGAATATACTATAAACCCAGATACTGGTAAACCAACATTAGTTAATTCTGGATATGTTTGTTGTAAAAAACAGGCAACAGTTATAAGTGATAAACCTGTTGATAAATTTGAAACATTTGGATATAGTAACCAAACATCAACAGCAAGTCCTGTTGTTAGACCTAGAAACATGTCGTTAGGATATGATGTTGAACGTTCTAGTTCAGTTTGTGGTTGTTATATAGCTTGTAAATGGAGATTAGTTGGACCATTATTAGGTCAAATGTATGGTTTTAATAATGATAGTTATTTAAAATTCGTAACACCAAAAAATGATTGGGGGCAATCTGGAACTCCAGAATATAGAGTAACAACGGAATCTGATGCTTGTTTTTGTCCACCTAAAATAACAACGCCAGAATTAATAAATGACCCATATACTAATAAAAAAGGTTATGCTTGTAAACTTAATAATGAGGGTAAAAAATTATTAACATTATCACAATTAGATAATACATATGGAACTATTAATGGACCTCTATATCAAATTTTTTATAAAAGGTCAATAGGTGAAATTGCGTGTACCTCAACTAGTTTTGAAAATAAATGTAAAATTAAAGCTGAATTAATAACTAGTTTTAAAAATAATAATGGTGTATTATATATATTACCACCTAATGTATACGGTGCTAATGGTAATGTTACATATTTCTGGGAAATAACAACACAAACTGGTATTTACTCAAATCATATCTTACTTAATTCACAAACATCACAAGTAATACAAATAGGACCTATAAATGGTCAAACATATTCTGGTAATGGTGAGTTAAAAGTGAAATTAACAATAACAGATTCAAGTGGTTGTAAAACTACAACAACTGGGAGTTATATTAGGACTGATAAAACACCTTAAATAAATAATTATATAATAAATATTAAATGGGCGAAGCAAACCAAATAAAATGTCAACCATCTTTAAGCAATCCTTGTTTAACAACAGACCAGATAATATCTGGTGGTGGTAAAATATTAAATCAAATTGATGGTTCTGTTAGTGTTTGGGTTAAAAAAGATAATGGGTTAGTACCTTATACAAATATTAATACAAAACCATGTTGTGAATATTTGGGTTATATTTTTGATGTTGAAAACCAAAAATGTTTATGGTCTGACCCAGTTTCATGTGATACATGTGAAATGAAAATCGTAATAAATCCAAATGGTAATGATGGTGATTATTATTTAGTTAATGAAAATTCAAATTGTAGTTTAGATGTTAACTTAGATTATATTTTTAAATTTGATTGTTCAATTCTGGAGAGTGGTAAAACTGTTAATGAAGCAGCATCACTTATCGAATCTGAATTAGAAATGCTACAAGATGAATTAGCTGATAAAGAACTTGAATGTGCATCATTAAGTGGTCAGTGTGTACAATACACAAACATATACACTGCAATGTGTTATACTATATTAGTTAGTAAACATTTATCAGATTATGATGAACTTAATAACCCAGCTATTCAACAAGGACCAGGAAAACAACCAACTACATCAACAAATGTTAATTTACCAGTTATACCACAATTTTACACTGTTTGTTGTTTAACTGATTTAGGTTTAGAAAGATGGAATTCAATATTAGGTGATATAAAATATGAAGCTTGGTTAGCCTCAAATGGGTGTGATACAACAATATATACATCAACACAATCACAACAATTATATAATGAAGGTAATGATTTTGCAACAGAAAATAACACATTTAATCCTTATTTTTTAGAAACTGATGCTAAGATATGTGATAAACAACAAGCATACTTAGAAAAAGTAGAAAAATGTAAAGCATATGAAGATTGTTTAGCTGAAATTGCTGAATTGGAATCACAGATAGCTGATTTACAAATTCAATTGTCAGAATTGGAAGATGAAGGTGTATTATGTAATGACCCAATAACTAATTTAGAAAATTTTAAAGCTTGGTTTTCATTAGATGTTGAAACGGAAACACCGAAATTATATGAAACAGTTTATGAAGAACAAATATTTGGTATTGGTGAAGGTAATTTAATGTCATATATTCAAGAAAATTTAACACTTACTGGTATTATAATTAGTGGTGATAGTGGTGTGTTACCACCATTTGGTATTGAATCAACTTGTGAATATGATGATATTTGTAAAGAAAATAGAGATGCGTTTATTAGACAATTATATTTAACCCAATATCTAACAAATAATGAAGCACCAACAACAACATTACAAAATAAAGAACTATTACAATTAATGGGTGGTTGGTATAATTCATCATGGTTATCATATGCAACTACCATAAATGACCCAGATGTTATTGAAAAAATTAAAAATAAAAAAATAAGAATAAGTATTAAAGTTAGTACTTGTTGTTTAGATTTTGGATTACTATTAGATAAAATAAAAGTAACACAAAATTGTGAAAATATTGAAAATACTTTTATAAAGGTAACAAGGCCTTTTGGTTTTGAATTAGATAGATATGTTGATAATAAAAAATCTTGGGTATCAAATGAATCAACTGAAAGAAGGACTTTTTATCTTGATTGGAGAAATACTGAATATAACATAAATCACCATAAGTTAGCAATAAACACAAAGGAAATTGATTTAAATATAGACCCAGCTAAAGCGATTGAGGGTGATGTATTTAAATATGCGTTTAACAACCCATGTGTATTAGGTTGTAGTAGTGGTACAACAATAGTTGAATTTAATTCAAATGTTGATTTACAAACTGTATTAGATGATGCATTAATTCAATGTGGTGATTGTATAACATGTTATTACCAAAAACAATTTGAAAATTATGAATGTTTTGATTTGATGAATGATGAACCATTTGAATTCCAATTCCAAGATGCACCAGTATTAACAATCAGTGGTTGTGATGTTACAATCATATGGGCATTTAAGGTTGAACTAGATGGTGAATTAGTATATGAAAATAATAATTTTTTCACTGGAAATACAGCAACATCAATACCTAGTCAAAATTTATATTTAAATGAATTAAATAATATCGCAAATGCTTTAGGACTTATATTTATTAATAACGGAAACACATCTTCATTTGTTGATGTGTATGGGTGTGATGATAAGGGTTTATCTGGTAAGTCTTTTAAAATTAATTTAGATTTAACAGTTGAAACATGTGAAAAGAAAAAATTTGAAGATAATGATTGTTTTACCTTTATGGATGACGATATTTATGAATTTGAAGACCAATAAATAAAATAAAAAAAATAAAAAATGGGAAGATTAACTGATAGGGGGCTTGCACCTTATGTAAATTTAAATAGTTTAATACACATTGTCAATACTGGTGACACATCTCAAAGCCTACAAGGTTCATCATATAAAGCACCATTATCAGATGTTGGTTTATTATTTAGTGGTGTTACTGTTACTGGTTTAACATTTAATAATGTTACTTATAATTTAAGTGTTGAATTAGGTGATGGTAATGTATTCACTCAAAATTTAGGTATTTTAGCGTCAGATATAAAAGTAACTGGTGGTACTTATAATTCAGTTGCTGGTGAAATTATATTCACAAATAATAGTGGTGGTACCTTTGTGGTTGGTGGTTTTACAACTGGTGGGGCTTCATATTGGTCAGCATCAACTGGACCAAACGCTATAGTTGTTAAATATAGTAATTCTTTGGCATCTGGACCTTTATCTTTAGCTGAAGGTAAGGATACAACAGCAATTGGTATAGCGTCACATGCTGAAGGTATTGGTACAACTGCTAGTGGTTTTTATTCACATGCTGAAGGTTCTTATACAAGTGCATCAAATACAGCATCACATGCTGAGGGTGTTGGTACAACTGCTAGTGGTATTAATGGTTCACATGCTGAAGGTTGGAATTCTATTGCTAGTGGTAATTTTGGTTCACATGCTGAAGGACGTAGTACAATAGCGCAAGGTAATTATTCACATGCTGAAGGTCAATTAACTAATGCGATTGGTGTAGCTTCACATGCTGAAGGTAGTCAAACAACAGCTATTGGTGAAAGGTCACATGCTGAAGGTGGTTATTATTTTGATGGTGTTAATTATTATATTGGTACTTTGGCACAAGGTCAATCATCACACAGTGAAGGTGTTCAAACAACTGCACAAGGTAATATGTCACATGCTGAAGGTTGGTTGACAACAGCAATTGGTAATGCATCACATTCTGAAGGTTATCAAACAACTGCAAGTGGTAATGCATCACATTCTGAAGGTAGTGGGACAACTGCAACAAGCACAGCATCACATGCTGAAGGTGCATATACTACGGCAATTGACCAATTCACACACGCTGAAGGTCTTCAAACAACAGCAAGTGGTCCAGTTTCACATAGTGAAGGTCTTCAAACAACTGCGTTTGGTAGATATTCACATTCTGAAGGTGGGTTAACTACAACATTTGGTAATGGTTCACATGCTGAAGGTTATATTACAACAACTAATGGTAATTATTCACATTCTGAAGGGCAACAAACAAGAGCGATTGGTATAGCATCTCACTCTGAAGGTAGGGGTACAACAGCACAAGGTAATTATTCACATGCTGAAGGTTATGGTGGTGAAGGTTATAATTTAGCCTTTGGTACAGCATCACATGCTGAAGGTACTCAAACAACAGCACAAAGTAATTCATCACATGCTGAAGGTTCGTTTACTACAGCACAAGGTAATTCATCACACGCTGAAGGTGGTGGTACATTGGCAGAAGGTGATTGGTCACATTCCGAAGGTTATCAAACAACAGCAATTGGTGATTATGGTTCACATGCTGAGGGTAGAAAAACAACCGCAATTGGTCCATCTTCACATGCTGAAGGTAGATTTACATTAGCATCAAATACATCAGCACATGCTGAAGGTGATAGTACATCAGCAATTGGTAATGCATCACATGCTGAAGGTTCTTATACATCAGCATCAAATACATCAGCACATGCTGAAGGTTGGTTTACTACAGCACAAGGTAATTATTCACATGCTGAAGGTAATAATACAACAGCAATTGGTGAGTCATCACATGTTGAAGGTTCGTTTACTACAGCACAAGGTGATTATTCACATGCTGAAGGTGGTGTATCTAAAGCAATTGGTAATTATTCACATTCTGAAGGTCGAGAAACAACTGCTAGTGGTTCATATTCACATGCTGAAGGTTATGGTACAACTGCTATTGGTAATTTTGGTTCACATGCTGAGGGTAGTCAAACAACAGCTAATGGTGTTGGTTCACATGCTGAAGGTTATGGTACAAAAGCAATTGGTGATATGTCACATGCTGAAGGTTATTTAACAACAGCTAGTAATTATTCACATGCTGAAGGTTATCAAACAACAGCTAGTGGTAATAGGTCACATGCTGGTGGTTCTTTTACAACTGCACAAGGTACTGAATCATTTGTTCATTCAACTAATTCAACTGTAATTGGAAATAGAAGTGCTGTATTAGGTGGACAAGGGATAAATGGTACTTTAGATGATACAGTATATGTACCAACACTAGCTTTAGTAACAATAAGAGATTATGCTAATGATGCTGCGGCAGATGCTGATACAACATTAGCTTCAGGTGGTTTATATACAATAACTGGTAGTAGAGCGGTTTATAGAAAACCATAATATTTACTTTGAAAATTAAAAAATTATACTAATATAAAATAAAAAAGTTATGAAATTAACAAGTATCGATTTAGCACCATATGTAAATCTAAATAGTTTAATACATATTGTTAATAGTGGTGACACAACTCAAAGTCCAGATGGTTCATCATATAAAGCACCAATATCTTTAATTGCACCATTACTTGGGGGATTATATTGGTCAGCATCAACTGGACCAAACGCTATAGTATTATCAAATAGTGGTTCATTAGCATCTGGTCAAAATTCAGTGGCTGAGGGATTAAATACAACTGCTGGTGGTTATGCATCAAAAGCTAGTGGATATAATTCAAAAGCATTAGGTGTTACATCATTTGTACACTCAACAAATTCAACAATTAATGTTGGTGCAAATAGAAGTGCTATTTTAGGTGGGCAAAGTATTACAGCAACACAATCTGATACTGTTTATGTCCCTAATTTAAACATAGCAACACCACCATCAACAGATAATACATTAACATCAGTATTAGCTAGAAATACCAGTGGTAATGTTGTTGAAAAAGAAATTAGTGGTTATGGGTTATTTAATTGGGAAATCAAAGTTAATACCAACACTGGTGGTGCAACATATAATACAACTAGTAATATTGGTTATATTAGCGATAATAACCACCCAGCTAATCCAAATACATTTATATTACCATCAACTGCATCAGTTGGTGATATTATTAAAATTATGGTTGCAGATGGTAAGGCTAAAGTTGAAGCTAATACACCACCACAAAGAATTGTTTATGGTGTTGGTGATACTGATGGTGGGGGTCAAATTGTTAGTCCAACAGCATTTAATTTTGGACAATATGAATCTGTAGAATTAATATATATTG